GAAATGATCCAAAAGGAAGGAAACGAAACCGGGACCTACGGGCTGGTCGGAGACAACGCAAAGTGGAATGAGACAATCTCAGTCCCAGCCATATGCACAATACTGGACGAATGCACCGCAATGGCCTTCGAACGAAACAGTGAGCAGCACCTGTCGATCAGGACTTACTTGGAACTTTGCATGAACCTCTTCTGTCAGAAGTCAGTCAACGTGTCTAAAGGAGTGTCCATGGTGAACTCTCTCGGAGCTTATGAAACCGAACCGTTCTGGAAGAACTGGGACAGACTGATGCAAACGCCTCTAAGAGGCCAGCTTGGCAAATTGGCACCTTTCTTCAGTAAGGACAAAAAGAAGATCTACTCGCCGTCGGGAATGCTGATGGGCATGTGCAACAAAGGATCAACCCTTCAGGGACTGGTCGGGACCTTTATCGACAGAGAGTTCAGGAAGCTGCAGTCTAGCGACGACTTCGTGGCGTTTTACGACACTCACTTTAAAGACAGAAAAGCCGCCATGGAAAAGGCCGCAGAGCATTTCGGATTCGTGTCCCAGTTGGAAAGGGCATATGGAACCAACGACTCGCTCAGCAAATGCTACGCGATTGAAGGAGGACGATGGATAGAGTACAACTCGATCTGGAGATCAGATGATTATCTCTACAACCTAGGAGTAGAGATTGCATCGATGGGGATCCAGGGAAAGAACCCGGTGGACGACTACACAAACTTCATCAAATCGATAAAGGAAGCTTGCACTAAGGGTGCCCTTGAGGTGGCCCTCATCCCAGTCGCACTAGGTGTCCTGCAGGAGACCTATAGTAAGAACTACTTCTGCAAACCGGCTTTGGGGCATGAATCTCAAAGAGCAAGCTACCTGCACAAGGAAGGGCAGGAACTAGAAGGTAGGGTTCTCCCGTGGCACGGTGGACCGCATCCTCATACCGCAACCTCGTTAGATTGCGAAACGATCTCTTTAGCCCTGGCCCGCGGCCTAGTGGACGAAGATTACGTACGAAGGACCATAAATCCGAACAACCCAACCAATTTCTCCGGCAGTGCCAGGGATATGATCTCTATGGTTCCAGAGAAGCAAGTCGCTTACGAGGAGAATTTTGCGCCCAACACCATGAAGGTTCAGTGGGTTCAGAATAGAACTTTGCTCCAAAATTTCAAAGGGAGGAAGGAAGCGATTCAGGCAGGCAGCTACCGAGACTGTATGAAAGTCGTGAACGCAATTGCGCCAGACATGAATCACTACCAGACCTCGTCTGGAAACTTATGCAATGTGCTAGGCGAACGCCTCCGTCAGTCAATTCTTAATACGGTGGACGTTGAGGTCCACACCGAAGATGAGGTGCAGGAGCTTGCCAACATGGTGGCTAGAATTGAGCAGATTTGCGGGTTGAATCCCG